CCTATCAGAACCAGAATCAGCCGTCCAAAGCCTACCATAAGCTGCTAATACCTCGTTACCATACATAGCCCCAGTTACACCAGCAGCACCAGAAACGCTGCTCAGAGTCACTACAGAGCCTCCTACAGCGTCATAAACAAGTGGTTCGTTACTTCGCTGAAAGAAATAAATCTTGTCATTGAAGTTAACCATCTTCCAGTTGTCTTGAGTAATCGTATAACTACCGGGAGTTTCATCAGCTAACGTAGTTGTGCCGCTAAGTATCTTGTTGTTACCTACAGAAAATACTTTGGTGTTACCAGCGTTATCTTCAAACTCCTTGATTGCTCTAATCTTTGCAGTACCTAACTCAGTCTTGTTTGTTGTGATAACACTGTAACCTTTACGAGACGCAATACGTCCACGCTTGTCAATAACTGCATTGTCAGCAACATCAGCAAACGACGGATCTTGTGCCAGCGGAGAATCTTCTGTGTTGATTCCTTTAAAGGCAGGAGCTACAAGATTAATGCTTTGTAATTGTTGAGCCATAGCTACCTCACGGCGTGTAGAAGATTACTTCTTCTGGGTGCTTTTGGGCGTCTAAAGCAATAGCGTCAGACAAGTATTTATCAGCAATAGCAAAGTATTCAGGAGCAGACGTACCGCCTGTTTCACCACGTTCACGCGCTAAAAAAGCAATAGCTAAGTGCATTACAGGCATAGCAGGTACTAACAAATCATCAGTATCAGCAGACAAATCAGCACTACGTTGCACACAGTTAAACCTAAGCGTGTACACACCATCAGGCTTTGGATAAACATCAATCTGAGTATCACCAGCACTGTTAACACCGTTGTAAGTAAAAAACTTAGGCGGCCCTTTAATTGTATCTTCTATTAAATACTGCTTATCAAAATACTTAGCAGGACGATACTCCATAATTAAATTAGATGTGTCGTTAATAACATTCAGTTCTTTAATTCTGTTTTGACTACCTGTTAATACATAATTAAAAATGTCATCAGTAGTAGTAATTGTTAAAGTAGTACGCAACGCAGACCAATCCCAAGCATCTTCTACAATACGCTTTGCGTCATTAACAAAGTCTCCTGCCATTTTAGAATATGTGTTGCTTTGGACAGACGTTACTTCTTCTTCACGAAGACGACGAAGTACGTTATTAACTAAATTTAAATATGTCATACAAGCATTCCCGGTTTTTTACCGCCCATTCCCATAGTTAAAAGCCTATCAACTTCTTTGTTGTAGTCTACTTTTTGTTGTGGCAAAGCCTCAACCATGCCCGGCGCATAGTCTAATTTTTCTAAATAACCTTTATATGGTTGTGCGCTAGGTCTAGCAGGAGCGCCACCACCAAGACCACCTGCACCAATTGCAGCAAGCAACCCAGTGCTAGACATAATAATATCTTCTAGCCTTTGGCTTTCTTCACCAACGCCTGTCAGTATGTCTTCTTGCCCTCTAAGAAGATCTTGTTGGCCTTCTCCTAGTCCCATGATGGCATTCAACATAACGTCTTGACGCTCAAGAACACCATCTTCGCCTGTTATGGCATCAAAGCCTGTAGTTAGACTGTTTGTTATAGACAGGAACGCCTCGTCCATACTTGCATTTGTTGGGACATTTTCTAGCGAGGCATTAAGAGCTAACGTCAATTCGTTTTGAGTTAACGTATCAGGCATTAAAGCCGCTATTTGATTTAGCTGACTTTCAGTAAAGTTAAACTCTGTTAAAGCTGTGCGTACGCCTTCATCTGTAGCAAAGTTTAAACCTGAAATAGCATCAGTAATTGTGGTGGTTGCTGTCTCTAATCCTTCGGAGGTAGCAACGCCCGTTAAGGCCGTGTCAATCAAAGTGCCAATATCAGTAAGCTCTAAGCCCGCTGGCATAGCACTAACAATTTGATTTATCTGAGCTTCACTAAATGCGTAGTTAGATAGAATGTCTCTAACATTATCTGGCGTAGCAAAGCCAAGATTGCTTAACGATAGATTGATTGCATTTACAGCGTCGGTAACATTAGTTGCTGTTGCAAGATCTGCATCTGTAAATAACTGACTAATTTCTTCGCCTGACAAATTCGCAGGTATGTCGATCGCACCAGATATTTGATCAAGCTGTGCATCAGTAAACGCAAACTCTGACAGGGCTGTACGTACAGTCGTATCAACGTCAAGATTACTGATTGCGTCTGTGATTGCAGTAACCGCATCGCTAACGTTAGTTGCTGTTGATAAGTCGGCATCTGTAAATAGTTGAGCAATGTCCTCGCCTGACAAGCCAGCAGGTATGTCTATTGCGCCCGCTATCTGGTCTAACTGTGCGTCAGTAAATCCAAACTCTGATAACGCGGTACGTACAGTTGTATCAACACTTACAGCGCCTTCGCCTATTAAGCCTATAGCGGCTAGCTCATTTCGTAAGTTAGCAAGGTCTGTTGCTGTAGCTACATCTGCTCCTTCGCCAATTAAACCTGCGGCAACAAGATCATCACGAAGATTGCTAATGTCGCCAGTAGTGGCAAAGAGTGTGTCTTCACCTAGCAAGCCAGACTCAGTTAAAGCAGTAACTAGGTTGTCTAAATCTGCTTGAGACGCAACAGTTACGTCTTCGCCAATAACACCAGAAGCAATTAGTTCATCTCGTAAGCTAGAAAGGTCTTCTGAAGTTGCCAGTAATGCAGCGCCTTCTTCGTCTATTACGCCTGCTTGTTGTAGTGTTGTTACAAACTGGTCTGTAAGATCCTGCTCAATAACGTTTCCGTCAGCATCAACGATGCCTGCATTTTGAAGCAGACTTAAAACATTACCCGAAACATCTAAGGTAAGTTGACCATCAGCATCTACCAAGCCAATAGTCTGTAGAGCAGATATGACTCCGCCTTCAACGTCTACAGCCTCGGGTCGAATAATGTTGCCTTCTTCATCAACCAACCCTATGTTTTGTAAGGTAGTTAAGAATTGTCCTGAAACATCCTGTTCAATAACATTGCCTTCGGCGTCGACAATTCCAGCATTCTGCAAGGTAAGTAAAACACTATCGCTTACGTCTAGGCTTAGTTGTCCATTAGCGTCAACAACCCCAAGAGCTTGCAGGGCAGAAGTAACTCCACCCTCTACATCAACAGCTTCTTGACGAATCACGTTACCTTCTTCGTCTAAGATGCCAGCGGTAGTTAAAGCCGCAAGAACTTCGGTTTGAATGTCAGGGATTGCTTGTTGAATAAACTGACCGTCTTCATTAAGAATGCCAACACTTGTTAGGGCAGTAATAATCGACTCTTGAAGATCAGGTCTAATAACGTTTCCTTCAGCATCAATAATACCGGAGTCAATAAGAACTTGAGTAACACCTGTTGCAATGTCTGCTGTTGTTGCTAAAGAAGCATTGCCAATAATGTCAGAAAACAAACCACGTATAAAAGACTGTTCTTCTTCTGTAAAACCTACAGTTTCGTCATCATCTTCATTGGGATCAGGATCAGGATCAGGATCAGGATCAGGGTCAGGGTCAGGATCAGGGTCAGGGTCAGTAACAATAGGCGCTTGTTTAGTAGGGGTTGGGTTAAAAAACTCATTAATAAAAAAGTCGTACTGAGACTCGTCATCCATTAGCTCAAAGTCTCCGGGCATAATACCCCCTTCCTCTTCAAACCGCTTTACTAACTCTTTAATAGGATACTGATATATGTCTTCTGTAAGCGCATAAAAAGAGTACTCATCTAGCAGTGACTGATACGTGCCAGACTCTAATGTTTCTAATCCCGTCTCTTCTAGGTCTGCTCTTGAGTAAAGTCCATCTACGTCAAACTCTAACTCTGCATCTTCTTCTAGTTGAAAGTACTCATTTGATTCGCTGTTAACAAAGTAGTTATCACCCCTATGCGTAAACATAAGGGCCGGGTCTTGTTCTGGTGTTTCTTGAGTAAGAGGAAGTTGACTTTCTGTTGCTGTGCCTGAATTTACTAGTACGTTACGTGCCGCACCATAAACAGCACTTCCTACGTTTTCTGCAAGAATACCACCCAGCCAATCAGGTATGCCAGAGGGAAAACTACCAGCTAAAACACCACCAATAATCGTACCTGCTTGAGTAGGATCTGCTACCGCTCCTTGGATTTGACCAAGAATTTTGTTTATTTGTCCTTCTACTTCACTAACAAGTTCTCCGCCAGCACCAACAATAATAGAGC